AAGCGAAACTTGATCGATTCTAAATTAATAATTGAACCCCCGATTGATTCGGAGGACCCTAGTGTTAAATTAGGGCGACCATAAATTAATATGAACTCACAGAGGTGTAAAACTCTGCTCGTAAGAATCAATCAGTCTAGTACTGAGTTGTAAGAAACAGATATAGGTGCGGGTGCGTACAAAAAGCCCAACGAAAAATCGTCGGCAACTGCACGCTGGAAACCGTAATCCGTTGTTTCTGTGCCAGACGTAACCGAAGTATACGGCTTGACTGTCATAACAACAGGAAAACGTTCAAGAAAGTTGGTTGGGAAATTCGTATCATACGAAACCCTAGTGACATGAGTACCCTGATAATAAGGTACACGAAGATCAATAAAACCTTCCAATGTGGGTATCACGGGTACTTGGCGTTGGTAACGCCTACCCATATTACTACCACTTGAGACTGTATAAAACAATCTAGTTGGAATAGTTACAAAAGGTGAAATAGCAGCCAAATATTGCTTATCTGGTCGAGATGTTATCACACGGAGATTAAAACCTCCTTTTGTGAAAGCATACATCGACATCAAAGCATCAATTATGTCTGCATTTTGATCTGTTGCGGTTACGCCCAAAGCTTGTAAGCGGGCAGAACCCACATCAACAGATATACCTCTTGAATCAATAATGTTAGTCAAAATACCAAAATATTGGTATGACAACATTATTTGTTTTATTGATTTTACCATCTCACCAAAGGTGGAATGCAAAATTCCACCCATAGGCTTCGGTCCATCCGAATTAATACCAACCAGAGCTCCTGTTTCCATCAAGTCTGAACGACCGGGCAATTCACCACCAGGGTAAAGTGCTGCAGTCGACAAACCTTGAGTCCGGATAATATCTTCTTCCTCATCTCGAGTAACTAGTAACGTATCAACGGGTCGATATCCACACTGACTTGGGTAACCAAGTCTGACATTCGTCGCGTGAAACTTAGTCTCAACATAAACAGTTGTAGGTGCAACTTCAGAAGTAGCCTTCAAAGGCACTTCCAAGAACACCACAATCTGTCCAACAGAGGTCAAAGTTTCATCATTTGTGGGTGCCAAATCGTTGTTGACGCCCGCGACAAAAAGGAAAGGAGTCGCAGCAACCTCAGGGCATTTAGCCTGATAAGTCACTGTATCACCGAAAACCACAACTGAAGAGTTGTTATCATCGATGGTTACAGTAGATAAATCAGTAAGGCTAGTTGCACCTGGAACCACAGCGAAACGCAGTCGAACATTATGAAACTTGGTCATGAATGCCTCAAAATCAAACACACAAGTGCCCATCCAATATCGAAATAAAGTGGCAATTGCGGTTTGATGCGACATGTACCATGCTGAACCTATATTGGTAAAGCCCGGACCTGCCGCCAGAAAATACTTCATCAAATCTATATTATACCTAGCTAGAACTGTACCAGCAGGCATTTCTGTAGAAATGGGAAAAATATCTATCGTGTTTGGGGCACGCATAATAAAATCAATAGACATTTCATCCAGGGATGATCCATAGGAACCGTCATCAGTTTGCACAGTGTTACCTGTACAAATTGTAAACTCATGCGAGTTGGCTACACCGTCTGAAGTGACAGTGGAGACACCAGGCATTTGCTTAAATAAAGAGGGAGGAGTGTCATTGACTGGTTTTGACCAGCCAAATGATGAGAATATGTTGGCAAGCGCGCCAGCAATGGGACTTACAGCACTAGCTATATTTCCAATTACGGGAACACCAGACAGCATATTCGCTATCCCAGAAACCGCACCAGCGGTCTGAGATAAAACTCCACTCTTCAAAAATCCGGTTGCCTCAGAGATACCCTGAGTACGAATGTCCAAAAATTTATCAGTTTTCATAATATCACGAAGCACAGCCAATTCAGCTTTCATTTCCTCAAATTCCTTTGCATGCTCACTTTCTTTTGTCCTCAAAACAGCTTCTTCTGCAGTATCCAAACCTGTTGGATACTCAATCGAAATGTTTGTGAACTTAGCATACATCTGGTAATTCACCACGCCCCCGGCACTTGGTGTTAGTCTGGAAAGGATAAGATATCCATTCCGACCTATACCAGTTACCAAATTTCTATGGGTGTATGGTGAAATCCAAGGAAGTGTGATAGATGAATTTTGGTTCTTCGCAATGTTGATCGTTATATGTGGGGCCTGAGACAATTGCAAGTAATGTTGCGAACGCAAATTGACTTGTTCTATGTCTACATCAGGCAAATAGGTCAAGCGGAGTCCACCCAATTGTGCTGGTTGTGCTGTAAGGACAAATGTCACTTCCACAAAAGCACGAAAGGTGTAAAACCCCGATATCTTATTCGCTATCTGTTTCAAGCCCAACATAATGTCAGGAAACACAAAGGAATCCAAAACTTCGCCGGAAGTTCCCCCAACTGGGATTACTCCATCGGCAATTTTATAGACTCTCTCTAAGAAATCCTTGA